CCCGCCCCCCGCCAAAAAACATATTCCCGCCGGTCCACTCGTAGTCCAGGGTAGGATTCCCGACGCCGAGCGTCCGCACGGCTTTGAACCCAAACCTCTCTCCGATTCGGAACGGCATGGAACCCTTGTCAAAGAACACGATGCGCCGGTAGTCCGGGGCGCTCTGGAACATCTCAAAGACCCGTTTGATTGCCTCAAACGTCGTGGCTTCGCCATGAGCCGCAAGGATGCCCTTCAGCATTAGCCGGTAGTCTTCGGTCGAGTAAGTCGAGGGGCGATAGGCGTCGAGAAGGTCGCCCCAAATCTTACGGAGGGCTTCGTCTGACGGGTATCTCAGATTCGAGTCGAAGAGGTTCTTTGTCGGCTCGATGAAAGAGTCGGCCCGTTCCCGGTCCGACATCTCCTGCCAGAAGTTGATTAACTCGCTTGCGATGGCCTCGAAATACAGGTGCAGGTTATAGACGTTCACATACACCCGCTCGCTGTTCTCGCCCGACGCCACGGCGTACATCTCGTTCTCTCCCCTCGGTAACGAGGCGGTGAACTCGAAAGTACCGTCGGGTTTTGTCGTTGTCTTCATCATCTCCGTGTAGATGTCTTCTTCACGGTTCCTTGTCATCAGGCTGACTTCGTAAGTCCCCGCCGGAGTCACGGCCCCCGTGACCTTGACCAAGGAGGCCATTGGAAATCCCAACTGAGCCACATATCCAGAGTCGGTGAAAGTGACCCCGGTGACTTCCGCTAAGAACGTGTCGTTATACCCGCCCGAAACGAAGGAGCGAAAAATTCGATAGGCAGTCGCATAGGCGACCCCCGACCAAGAGAGAATCACGGCGTTGTTCGGAGCGGTCACGACGACCGACATCTCGCTTGCTGGCAAGGTCTCCCCGTAGGCCGTTACCCCGACCACCGTGAAGTAATACGTGCCAGGCGCAAGGCTGGCCCCTGGGACAACGGCTGGAATAGCGGAGTTGATGGTCGGCGAAAGGAAGTAGGACTGCCGCCTTCCGACGGCGGCGTAACTCACGTCGTACACGTTCTTGTCGGTCAACCGCTCAAGAAGATGTCGGTAGTACCGGTTGGTCCGGTATGGGTACGAGAGTGGGTTTATCGTTATCGGCATTTTATCCTCACAGGAACAGGACGCTGTTCAGGCGTGCGAACTGATTCTTTTGGATGGTGATGTCCGACGCACCGACCTGGCCGACGGGTGCCATCTTGGTAAAAGGAACGTTCACCCGGTTAACGCCAGCCGTTGCCTCGATGACCGCCACTACGTCCGACACATACACGCTATCGCCGAGCATGAGGGCATCGAAGAAGTTTTCGAGGGCCGTCGTCACGTTCGTCTGAACCTGGATGGTCGAGAAGCTGGCGAGCTTAACGACCGTGATGGTCATGTCCACCAAGATGCGCTCTGCGGTCTTAATGAGGATGTCGGAGTTCGGGATGTCGTTCTCCGGCAACGTGAACTGCCCCTGGATGTCGCCTATCATCGTATTGTAGGAGTAAGAGACGGCCACGGTGTCCCCATCGGAGGGGGCGTGACCAGAAAGGAACTGGACCTTATCGACCGCAATGGAACTCCCTGCGAACCCGCCCGAGTCCTTCGTGAAATTGTAATCAACGCCAGCGGTCTGAAGAGTGCCGTTCACGAGGACCTGAAAAATCATCGTTACCGGCTGGTGGTTGAGGATGACGGAATCGCCCATGATGGACGAGTTGAATGTCACGGAGTCGGACGCCGACTGCTCGTTGTCGGCCACGACATAAATATCAACCTCGTTTCCGTTTCCACGGAGCATCAGGGGGTCGGAGTTGTCGATGACGAGCGCATCCTCCACGCCTGCCTGCCCCCGCACGAATCCATCCAGGCCATAAACGGTGTCGAGTTCCCGGCCCTTCAGGGCGGTCATGCACCGGTCCAAGAGAGCCGAATTGGACTCCGTATTCGTCCCGCCCGAAGAGGACACGATGTTCGTAACCGTAGAAAATCCAGTAATCGGAGGGCTTAACTGAGTCACACGGTTGATGGGAACCCGGCTCAACGTCCCGGAGGACGTAGCGGTCGCCGGGACATCAATGTAGTAGAGGCCAGTCACGGGGTCATGAACGACGGGCTGAGAGAGGATGTCGATTGAGGTTGCGTACTCGATTGCGTTCAGCCCAGGGGTCCGAGCGGTCGTGCCGATTGGAATGGTCCCAAGCGCCGAGGAGCCCTTCATGAATCGCAGGACGGTCGTAGAGGACGTTGCCGGAACCCTCGTGCGACCGTAGTTGGCGGCAAAATTATCAACGGTTTCGTTGATGAGGATTTCCAGGTCGGACTCGGTAAGCTCAAGGGCCTGGCGCAACTGCTCACGGAATGCGGAGGACTCGTTGGTGTCCGCAATGAGGTCCCTGAGACCAGCCACGGACTTCGTGAGAGAGATGAAAGTCAGAATGACGTAGAGGCGACCGGCCTCCTGAGAAACGGTGTCGATGACATCCTGCGGTCCGCTACCCGGCTGGACCAAAACGTCAGGGGCGTTGGAGCCGAAGAAGTCGGACAGGGCCTTTTTAACCTGTTCCGTTGTCCTCAAAGTGTTCGCCATGTCTTCTCTCCTAGAACGGTTGAACCGTGGTCTGCATCTGGATGCTGTTCTCGTCCTCTGTCCTTACGAGCGTCGTCACAAGGAGCTTCCTCGGGTCCGAACTCACGCTGTCCACGAGAACGTCGTCAATGGAGGCAATACGCTCTTGCGGGGTCGCCTTCATTTGCTTTTGCATCATGGTCTTCATGTACGTCACGACACGCTCGATTTCAGAAACGATGAGCGAGCCGGTCATCACGGGGTCCAGCTTCGAGCCGGTCAGGGAAGCCACAGCAGTCCCATACTGAGGGTTCAACTGAGAGGAGCCGAACTGCGTCATGGAAATCTTTTTGAGGTTCTGGTCGAGCATGAGCATATTCTGGACAAACGTGATTTCGCCGTTCTGGTCGTACTCGATGTCGAGCGGACGGCCGAACATATCTTGCCCGTTGGCATTTCTCAGCCGCCAGTCCCTCATCGAATCTTCCCCGTTCCAGGCCCGCCGGTCGTAGTCACGTCAACGATGACCTGAGTTTTCAAGATGTTGAAAATAGCCGTACCAATAGAGGTTGCGAACTGTTCAATGCCAGCGCCCGTCGGGGGAGATTTGGTGGTCCCCACGACATCCCCGGACTCGTTGATGACCGGGACATCGAACTGCATGAGGAGCATCTGCCTACGAATCTCCCCGACAACCATGTCCTTCGTGAGTTCGCCTGGCATCACGTAGCCTTCGTCGATTTAGATTTCGTCAAGTACCGTACTGAGACGACAGGAACCCCGATAACGGGGTCGATGTGCTGAGCCTTATCCAACTCACGGATGATGGCGGCTTTGACGCCGCTTCCGCCTAACTCTATGTTATCAGAGATGACCTTCGCTTGCGAGGCTTCCACGGTAGCCTCATCCGCCTTGACCGAGACCTTCTCCGTCGCCTCGATTTCAGCGTTTTTACACTCAACCCTGGCCGTCTCCGTACCTTTCACCGTCACGTTCTGAGCACCGAGAATGAAGATGTTCTTGTTCACATCAACGCCGATAACCGTGGTGTCGGCATCTTCCTTCGTGTCGTCCAGCTTGAGGATGGTCGTTCCGTCGTTCCTGAAGTGTACGCTGGTCCCGTTACTTCCACGAACCATGACCTCGCCTTGCTTCAGTTTCAGCCGGAGGTCGTCGGACTCTTTTGTCTTCTCGCCTTCGGGCGTCTGCGTGGTCGTGAAGTCCGTCTGGTCATAGATGGGCTTCACCGCTTGGCTGTAAAGCATGGTTCCCAATACGACGGGGTATCCACGAGGGTCGAACTGAAGGACGACCACATCGTCCACGGAGGGACACGCAATGATTCCGCTCTTGTTCGACTGGCCGATGTGCGGATAGGACCACTTGACCCAATGGAACTCCTCACAAGACGTAAGGAGTCGAACGGACACGTACCCGCTGAAAAACTCGGTGGGCTGTTCATCGTCGCCCATGAGCGGCTTCACGTCGGTCACAACGCCGAGTTGAAGTCGTTCGTAGATATTTCCGTCTTCCGGGTGGTCCATTAGCTGTTCTCGATGGGTATGACTTGGTTGTTCAAAGCCGTCTTGGCATCATTGAAAGAGGCCCCGCCCGACGTAGGACCGTTTACGGCCGTAGCGGTCTGTTGGTCCTGAAGAGAAGCGCCTCCCGATGTCGGTCCGAAGGAAGGCATAAACTTGTCTCCGTTCATCACAAGGGACCACGGGTCTCCAATGGGAGATGTTGGATGATGCCCATAAGCTCCCTCCACGGTCGTCCTGAACTCGTGCCCCCACACCAACCTGTTCGTGATGCTGGTGATGTAGTAGAGACGACGCCGCTCGGCAAGATACATGGTCCGGCCCAACTGAAGGTCCGGCCTCGTATTTAAAGTGACGGTTGCGGACTCAAGCGTCGCATTCGACCGGCGCAAGATTCCCTCGGCGAGAAGTTCCGCCAACTGTGTATTCAGAGTATTTGTTAGGAGCGCAGAACCCGTCGCCATCCTTGTTCCGAATTTTCTTTCTAGGTCTGGATGCGACACCGTTCCGGCCGGACCCATCGCCTGAAGAGCCTGGCTGATTGTGAGGAAGTTCAGGGCTTGCGGAACGACAACATGGGTCAGAACGTTATGCTCATTGTGAGAGATGTTCCAACTCATCAGGCTTTCGTCGCCAATGATGTAATTTCTTCCGTGGAAATACAGGCCGCTACTCCTGTCGAATCGCCCTTTGCCCAATTTGTAAAACAATCGAGAGTTCGGATTCCCGTCGCCGTCGATGAAGGCATACCCACGACTTTCTTCGTTCATCTCGTCATAGTCAACATCTGCCTCCTGACCCGGAAAATCATCGTACCTGGCTTTCTGGTAGATGAGGTTTCCTTTTGCGTCGAAGTAAACGTCATAGTTCATTAAGTTCGCAACGGCGCGCATGATGTTGTCGGCGCTGAGTCGCTGGCTCTCGAACTCGAAGCCGTTCTTAATCATCTGCTGGTAAGGGTTGCTATCAATATCCCCCGTCGTGTTTTGGGCACGAAGCATGGCGTCGATGAGGAAGCTCGATTGTAGGTACTGCATCACATTGTCATCGTTATGTTCCACGGCCGCAGAGACGGCCGGACCCGTGAGGAACCTGATGATGTCCGACTTTTTAACTCGGAGAGAACCGTTCTCGTAGAAGTCCTTCATGGTCAAGTTGGAGAGGAAACTTTCGCTCGAAGACATTCCAGCGAGACCGGTCTCCGGCCGACGATGACTGACTCCTCGGTATTCCCTCTTGAGGATGTCGTTAATCCACTCCTTTGCAAGACCAATCTTTTCGCTCGGTATGAAACCCTTGCCACGTTTTGCGACCATCTCCACTTCCGGCAACGTCCAGAGTTTCGGGCCGCCGTAAATCGTCCCTTCATCGGATTGGAAAGTCCTCATCACCAAGGTAGCGAGGAACCCGATGATGGCTCCACCGTCAACGAACTGCGAGAAACTATTCGTGTAAGCCTGATAGGACGCTTTCACGTCCGTCACGCCTTCCATCAAAGGCTTGAATCCCCTGTCCGTAACGGCCTTGGTGGTCCTGAATAACTGCAACATGTTCTGCGCCGAGACGATAAGGGAAGACTCCCTCCCGGCCGTATAGGATTCATTCATCGTTGTGATGATGCCCGTGAACCCGGCGTACCACCGTGGCCTACTCGTTTTTGCCGCCGGGGGAGCCGCCATCTCGTACAGGTTATCCCTGCCACGGAAGTCAACCCAAACACGGTACATGAGGTCGAATATCAGGTACTCTTCAAGAGAGGCCATTTCACGGAGGGCATCGCTGTTGGTCACGTACTTGACGTTCCCTGTTTCCTCCGCCCTCACCGCATCCTTATAGACCTGCTTGGACTTCTCGGCGATGGCTCGATTGATGTCTTTGAACAGCGGACGAGTGTAGGTGTTCGCAAGCAGTTGGGCCACGTCTGTTTGTTTCCGGTCCTTGGTAGAACGGAAGTTGTACCACTTATCGGCCTTATTCACGATTACAATACTCGCCGTCGAATCCCCCTTGATAGATTGAGTCGTGTTTATTGAAACGAAGTCATCCAACTGGATGATTTCGCCCGTTTCTCTCACCTGAATATAAATCCTTGCAGACGTTTCAATCAAATCGGAACCCCCGCCTGAAGGATGGCGCTGGCAATCGGAAGGGATGTTACCTGAGAGAAGGACGTGATGTTCTTCGTGCGGTCGGGGTAGGTCATGAACGTGAAGGAGTATCGGATGGAGAACGGCTCGTTGGCGTTCTCGTCGAAGCTGAAATCTGAGAACGCACCCTCGTAGAGCTTCCCGTCATAGAAAAGTTTCAGGTCATTGCTGGCGGTGCGGGCCAGTTCAAACAACTGCTGGAACCGTTGGTAGTTCACGGAGAACTTCGTTTCACGGATGCCCTTGTTCCACAAAGCTATCGGAGGAACAATAGAGCCAGTATTCCCGCCGAACTTGAGAGGAATCATCTCATTCGGAGTCCCATCGAAGTGAACGATGTCCCATCCCTTCTTCTCAAGGATTGGTTTCGATGTCTTTCTCAAGGAGAAGGCCACCGTGGACGGATTGATGAAGAACCGGAAAAAATACGGTCGCTTCGAGGTCACGGCCCTCTTTGCCGCTTCGAGGATGTCGCCGATGGCTGTGGCTCCACTCGTCAGGCTCATCACGGAAGGGTCATAGATAATCATCTGGTTCAACTGACGCAGAACGTCGTTGACCGTGTTCCCCGAGCCGGGGTACGCCTGGCTCGACTGAAGCCAGTTCGGTTTTGGAGACAGAGATGTGTCTAGCATTTTAATTAACTCCTATTGTACCGCTAACGTAGGGCTCGGCGTCGGCGTATTGGTCGGTGCCGGGTATGCCGTAGAAGAACCGCTCGATGGAACCAGCCCCGACTTCGGCATCCTGTCCGCCCTGACGAGTCTATTTTTCTCCACGACAACATCATACTCCCCAAAATGCCCAAAATCGAAAACGAGCTTTCCATCGAGAGTTGTCTTCAAGGCACCGGACCCGAGGATGTCGGCCCATCCTTTTTGGACGCTAGAAGATTTTCCGCCAATCGCTCCCATGACAGCTCTGCTAAATTGTTCGGGGCTATCGAATTTTGCGGTCTGAAGATACTGCGTGGCCTCTTGCCTACCACGAGCCATGAGAGCGTCGGGGGACAGGCTGAGTCCAGAATCATCTCCATTATTTAACTTTTCATACCCAGGAAGATGACTGCGGACCATAGCGGCATATCTCGACGCCCCCTTCGTGTCCCCAACAAGGTATGACGCCACAACCATGAATCCAGAGCCAACTACCGTCAACAGTTCCTTGACCGTGTTCAGGATGTCCTGAAGAGGAGATGTATCGAGACGGCGGATGTCCATTCCGAGTTTCGTGAGTTCGGCTACTGTCGGGTCCATCGAGCCAAGTTTATACGCTTCCTCCCCTCTTTTGGACAACGTGCCTGAGCGCATGTCCTTTATTAGCGTGTCCTCCATATCAGGAGAAAGATTGCTCCAATTTATCGGAACGATTGCTTGCAGAAACTTCGAGGTCTTCGCAGAGATTTCCGAAGGGGTCCCTCCGCCCTCCTGCGCCAACGACGCCGCCTTCTCGGCATAAAGCCGGATAGCATGATTCCGGCGCTCGTTGAGCATCTCTTTCGTCTTTTTTCTTTCTTCGGACGTGCCCATTGGTAGATTTTCCCCAAGGAGGGGGTTTGCGAACATAATACGTTTCACTTGTCTTGCCATTCCGAAACCGCTCTCGTCTCCCAATAGACTTGCGAACGCCGGGTCCTTCCCGAGGATTTCCATGCCAGCATACGCCGCCTGTCCCTCGCTCATTTTCCCGCCGACCTGGAACACCTTCACGAGTTCTTCCACGGACATCTTTCCGTCTTTGATTTCACGCCAGAAGCTACGAACGGCCCGGCTGGCCGTGTCGATGTCGAGGTTATAGGCCGAGAAATTCTTTGCGAGACCGATAGTAGCCTCGATGGATTTCCCATTCATGTCATTGAGTTGCCTTGATGTATGAACCAGCTTCATGAACTCTGTTGACACCTCGCCCGTTGACATACGAAGTGATGAAATCATGTCCTTAAAATGTTCGAGAGCCTTATCCGTCGAAATACCAGCGCCAGGAGCGGTGTAGAGAGCGATGTCTGCGAGTCCGCCCTTCTTAAACACGTCGGCCGGATTGACGAGACCGGCGCTCGAACTCATCAGACTTGCCCCGACACGAGTTGCTACCGCGGGAGACACATTTCCACCAACACCTTCCATCCCAATCCCTTTTTTGGTTGCGCTGTTATACCACTCCTCGTAAAGACCTTTCTCACCTGCGCTCAGAGCCGTTCCTCTCATTGTTTGAAAAACAAGCTCGTCTCTTTCTATCTTCGTTCCCTCTCCCCATGCAGAGAAAATAGCAGTAACCATTGTCCCCGCCTTGGCGAGCTCGCCGACGTTGATGCCGATGGCTTTGCTGACCTCGTTGATGCTATTCGATAAATCACCGTACCCCTTCTTCATTTCTTCGATGTTCTTCTTGGCATGGTCCATAGCATTCTGCTCGGCGGCCATCATGTCATTTTTTACTTTGAGGTCGAGGTCATTACGCTCCATCAGCCACGCCTTCTGTTTCTCATGAAGTTCGTAGATGGAGCGTTGCTCACGGAGTCGCATCTGAGTGGTCTTATCCAAGTGAGACTCACGGATTCTCGTGAGTTCTTCTTGGGTTGACCTCTCTTTTTCCTCCAAACTCTTCCCGACTTCTCCCTGGGCTTCGAGGACGGTCTGGTTGGCCTTACGCAAAGCCTCCTTGAGGCCCTGAAGGGATTCCTCCATGACCTTGAACTTTACCGATACGGTCTCAATGAAGCTCTCGCCGCCATCAGCCATTCGGCTTACCCTCTATCCCAATGTCCTCTTGCCGCTCGGAGACCTTGCGGCCCAGGCGGTTTCTCACTCGGCGGACCCGCTCGGCGATGTCACCATCAAAGGCGGGCTCGAACTTCACTCCGGCTTCGGCGTCCTTCATCTTCTTCAATGCGTCCGGGTTCACGAACGTCATGTCCATCGAGGCTCCGGCCGTCACCGACTGCATATCATTGAACTTCTTGAACGCCTCGGGGTTCACGAACGCCGCAATGTAATCCGCATACATGTCCACCCACGACAACATCTCGTACTCGTCTTGGTTCTGGTTGGCTGAAATCCAAGCCGCCCTGAACGCATCGACGTTCGACCTTACAGGATAGAGGGAGCGGAACCAGAGGGGCTGGCAGATTTTACAGTATCGCCAGAATTGTCGGGACTCGGGTTCCGCAATGATTTTTTTAAGTCGATGATTCCCCGTTCCACCAGAAGGTCTCGTCGAGCCCGAAGTTCGTCGTACCTCCTCCAAAACTCCTCGACCACGACAGGCGGCAATTTGCCGAACAGAGTCCTGGCCTCTTCGACAGTCGGAATGAAGTCCCCGTTGATAGAAACGAGAGCCTTGGACATGAGGGACATCTGAAGCATGAACACCTTCGTCGCCCCGTCGTAGCCCGTCGCTTCCTTCATGGATTCAAGGTTTTCATCGGAGTTCAAGGACCGAAACTTCACCTTGTTCCCGATGATGTCGAACTCATCCTCAATCACGCCCATCATCAACAGGTCCATGAGAAACTTCTTCTTCTCGATGAACGAAGGAATACCATCACTCATTGCTTACCCCCATTGCCCGACCTTGGCCGGGCATTGAAATGCTTCACTACCCTCCTGGTCTTATTCGACCCAGGAGGGAGTGATGGCGCAGGTCTCCGAGATGGTCGCCGTGCCGACGGCCACCGGGCGGCTGAACGAAGTCAACATGCACCCCAAGAACAGCGTCACGTTCTGAGCGCCGGTCGAAGGGTGCTCTTCGACCTGACGGATAACGAACGGGATTTGCTGTTGGTTCAGCACTTGGAAAGCGCCTCCGCCGCCGGGGCCGCCCAGGCCAGCCAGGCGGTTCATCAGGCTCCTCTTGTCGGAGTTCGAGGCGTTCCAGAGACCGAAGGACGAAGCCGAGAGACCGTAGTTCTCAACGCCGGGCACTTGCTCGACGATGCGGCCAGCGTCGGCCTTGTTCAGGTGGCGAATCGGCGTCGTGCCCCGGGTATCGTTCCGGTTCAACGACTGGATGAAGCCGATTTCGTTTCCCTGCTCATCGAACACCGTGATGGCGGTGCTGATGACCACCTGATTCTGCGGAGCGAGACCGACTCCGTACCCGTGCTTGACCAATCCCATGACTCAATCCTCCTTGTTTTACAGGTTGAAGCCGAACTTGAAGACGATTTGGTTGGCGGGGTACATCCCCGTGGCCCTGAAGGTCACGTTGATGAGGCGAGGGTCAGCGCCAGGACCGCTATCCTGGGTCGCCTCGATGGAACTCTTGTCGTAGTCCGACAGGAGTTCATCTTTCAGGGCGATGCCGAGTTCCTGGTCTGTGCCCGTCTCGATTGACTTGAGGAACATCTCCGTGATTTTCGCCCCGATGAAGGAAGCGAACCGAACGGCCATCCGACGCTGAAGCGTGTGCATCGTGCGGACCATGCTGACCTCGCCGTGCTCAACGGTCAGCAAGTCGATGGTCCGACCGTGATACACCTTGATGACCCCGCTATCGTCGAAGCAGGTCAGCAAGCCGTTGGAGTCGAGGTAGTCCCGCTCGTTGGGACTGAAGTTCTGAGCCAGGGAGTTGATGCCTCGCAACTGCTTGTACGTCACCGGGGTAGCGGGGTCCGGCAAGGACGCCACCCGACCGGCCACCGCCGCCGCAAGGAACCAGCCGTCCAGGTCCGTCGGAAGGAGGACGTTGTTGGGCAACTGAACGTCGTAGTTGCACCCGTTCTCCGCCACGAAGACGATGAGCTTGCCCTGCGGAACGGTATCGTCGTCTTGGAGTTCCAAGCGACGAGCCGCCCAAACGGACGTTCCCACGGTATCGGGGTCGCCGATGAGCGTGCCCCTCGCACAACCCATGAACGCCTGACGCCGACGGCCCGTGATGGGGTTCGACATGGCGACCACGTGTTCCGCAACGGCCAACTGAACCGCCGGGTCGAACGAGAAGGGAACGATGATGTCCACGTCCTCGGTCTCCAAGGCTTCCAGGGCCGTCAAGAAACTCGCCTCGGTCGTATCGGGGATGGCGATGGTCATAACCTTACTCGCACCCTGCCCCACGCCCGGACCGCCGATAATCATTGACCCCGCAATGGCGAGGTCACTCCCGAGGGAGTGCTTCTTGATGAGTTCGGTCAGGCTGAAGAACGTGCGAGGAGTGAAGTAATCGAACAGCGTGGCGACGTAGGTCACGTAGTACGTGGCCCCGTCCGCCGGACGCTTGTAGGCGTTGTTCACGCCCGGAGGCGTTCCGGTGGCCGTGGCGTAACCGTCGTCCACGAAGTAGTTGCTCGCCCCGCCCGGAACCTCGGCGATGAGCTTGTCGGTGTAGTTGGGGTCGGTGCTCAACTTACGGTAGATGCGGTAGCCCTCGCCACCATCGGAAGGGGTCCACGTCAACCTCACGGCATTCGTCGCCGGAGCGCCGCCGCCAACCACGACCTCGACTTGTGAGGAAACCACGGTCTCGCCGTAGGTCTCGGGGTCGGTGTCGATTTTCCTGATGGCCGTCACCACGAAGTCGTATGTGTTGGCGGCGAGACCGACGTTCGGAGCAACGGGAGTCACGGTCTGAGCGGAGCCCACGAGACCCACGGGAGCCGGAACCGTCGTGCCGAGCCACTCGATGCTGTTCGCCGTGACGAGGCGGTAGTCCACGTCCCGAACGTAAGAGGCAACGCCGCCCTGGATGTCGGACACACGAGAGATACGGGTGATGGTGTTGTGGAGCAGAAGGTCGCTCAGGTCCGGGGTATCACCCCTTTCCACGGCCTCGTCGGAGAGGGTCGCAACCTCGCCGAAAGTCTTGCCGATGACTGCCACGGTCGTATCGTATCCGGCAACGACCGCCGTTCCCAAAGTCGGGTCTTCGACGCTGAAAACCCCTAACCTTGTCTTCGGAATGTCCATCTCACGGCCTCCTTAAAATGTTGCTGTCGGGATGATAGCCTTTGCCACGTTCTCCGTTTTAAGGAGCCTATGGCTCCATTGAGCGAAGAAAACACTTGTGTAGTCCACCCGATATATCATATCAGTACCGGGAGACACCGTAAACTCTTCACTCGAACCCGTTTCTCTTACGAAGGGGGGAGTGATAAAAACGCTCTGTTTCTCTATTTCGCCTCTAACGAATCTCTTGTCCTGCACAGCCACCATCAGAAGGTCAGTAAGCCTGGCCCTCTGAGAGGTGCTACGAGCCCGAATAGAGTACGTTATATTGATGTTCCGTGCCCCTACCCGTTCATCCCACTCAAGCGTTTCCAGCCCCCGGTCATCATAAAGCACCGGGTCCACCCCCAAGGTCGTCGGGGGTACGGATACCTGACTAAAGTACCTGCCTGCGTTCTCCGTTCCCTCAGTCACGGGAATCGTGGTCCACTTCAAGAACTCCACGGCTGTATCGAAATCAGTCGCACGTAGGGGAGCCCCTGTCGCCTGAACCACATACACCCCGTTTTGCGCCGGGAGGGCCTGATTTTTGATGAGGACCCTGTTACCGGCCGCCAGAGTCACCCCGTCGATAATCTTTCCAGCATCGAAGTCTGAGGTCAGGTTTCCGGCCACCACGGTAGCGGCCCTCACGGCCGAAGCCATAACCGTGTTCGCCTCCCTTGTCTGCGGGGGCCTCATGCCAGCCTGCCCGAGACCCAACTCCACGGCGTCCCCGTTGAAGCCTGTCAGGATGATGCAGGGGAGGCGGCGGTCGTCGAAGTTCTCTTCGTCCACGATGTTCATGTTGCCGGTCGGCACGCCAGGGGAACTCTCTCTGTAAATCAGGTCGGTCGGGATGAGCCCGGTCGGGTATTTGTCCACGTAGGGAGGAAGCTGTCCGAAGAACTTCCGAAGTTCTTGGATGAGGTAGTTCTGGACCTCCTCGACCATCGAGAAGTAGAGACCGTTCTCATTGAGCGGCGGCATGGTGAACTCCTCCCGTTTCCCCGCTCTGTTCCTGTGCGATGCGGTACGTGAACCACTTGAACTTATCTTCGATTTCCCGCAAGGCGTCCCTCATGCCATTCCGGTAGAGGTAGCGGCCAGAGTATCCAGGATTGAAGAACTTCCCCTTCGCAAGCGCCTCGGGAGTCACGGTCGCCCACCGGATACCACGGGCCTTCGGGTTATAGGCGTCTCCCGTGCCACGACCTGCGAACACGAACTCTCCGCCGACGATTTTGTAGGGGATGCGATTCGGGTTCTTCTTGTTCAGGAGGTACGTCATCGAGTGCGGACGCACGCCAATCTCCTGCCACTTCGCATAAGGAGCCAGCGAGCTATCGTTATAGACCTCGACCGCCATCTCCCCTGGAAGAACACGAACCTTCACGGCGGACTTCATTCTTCCGTTCGAGCGTTTAAAGTTCTCCCTTTCGATTCGGTCCACGACTTTCTTGCGGATGATATTCCCGATTTCGGGCAGGAGCTTCGTTACGATGAACTGCTCCATCGCCTTTCCTTGGCTGATTTTCAGCGGGAGGTTCGTACCGACCATTTCGACTCCGTAATTCACGGTGGTCATGTCCCGACCCCCAGGGCAAAGATTTCGGGGCGCTCGGTCCTCTGGAACTCCATGATGTCGAACTCTTGCCTCGTGATGATTCCACGAGACAGTTTCACGTCGATGTTCTGCAACTCATACCGTCGGTTGCTCAGGCGGCGGACCAAGATGTCACCAGGACGGATAAGCGGATAGGTAGTAATCCAACTACGAGGAATGACACGCCACTTGTACCCGGCGTCCGCAAGCTCACGGTAGTCTCGGTACGGCTCGATTTTCGCCAGCACCGACGGGAACGAATCGTATCCGCCCTCATAGGTTGTTCCATAGCACACCGGACATTCGGGAAACTTCGGTTGATTACGAATCGGGTCGAAACAGTTGGAACACTTGACGCCAGCGGTCTTGCGGATGTAGATGTCAACGACCTCCCCACCACGGCGAAGAAGGTACTCATTCCTTCTCACGACCTCGGCAAGGATGAGCCGATGGTTCATCTCCGCCTGTTCGCCGAGACGGGTCATCTCCTCTGCGGACGAAATCCGGGCGAAAGGAATCTGGTTTGCGGCCACCGACATCAGGCTCTCACCGGTCCCATCGGTAGCAGTTACGGCGTACCAGTAGTCCGTCCGTTGCCTCTGGTCGGCCGTCAGGTCCATGAAAAAAGTTACTGCGATGTTGGCCTGCAACAACTCGAACGGCCCCGCCTGCGAGAGTCCCCTGTAAACGGAATATCCGATGACCGGAGACAAGGATGCCGCCCAAGAGACGAGCAAACTCGTTCCAGTCATCGGATTGGTTACTGTAACTCCCTGAACTGTCTGTGGAGCCATCCCGTCCTCTTACCCCTGCTGGCCCTGCGGCTTGGCCTTGATGACACGCTCATGGTCGGTCCCGAAGGCCGTGATGGCGATGGAGGGTTGTTGCAGGACGATGGATTCGTCGTCCTTCGAGACGGCACGCATCGTCAACACCACCGAAACCTCATCCACCGTGTACTCGGCGTCCTTGAACTGCCGTCGGAGCGCCTCCTTCGTTTTCTCCACCGTCTCACGGATACCGGCCTCGAACTTGTTTTCCTCGCCCATGTCACATCTCCTTTAAGTTTTGTCCCTCTTCGAGCCTTCCTCGTCGAGGGACATTACAAACAGTTTACGTTACGACGGAGTGGCGTACAAGCGGCAGATGGCACGCGCAACCCCGTTGATTTGCGTGTTATCCGCGCTTCGATTCGTGAATTGCATACTAAACCGGGTTCCAGCCGGAATAGATATGCTCAATCCCGTCAGGGCCACAGACTGCGCGTTATCCGTAGCGGACAGCGTATTACTGGTCTGAACCTTGGCCGTATTCATGGAGAAGTCCAGAGAACCAAGAAGCGTCCGCGATGAGTAGTCCTCTTGGTACACGTCGATTCGTAGAGTTGCCGTGGCTCCAACCGTATCCTGAGAAACACAGCACGTTTGAACCGAAACCATAGCCTTCGTGATTGTCATGGCTTCCACAGCAAGGAACGGGTCAGCGCCGCCGGAGCCCCAATAGGTGTACGGAGAGCCCGTGGGAAGCCCTGAAGGGTTGTTCGTGTCGATACAATGTTTCGACAGCATCGCGTAGGAAGACGACACGGTAGCCGCATTTGACGCCTCGAACGTGTGCGCTCCGCCAGAAGCCGCCGCCCACTTGACGCCCGACGCTTGAGCCGAATCTGCGGTAAGGACTTGATTGTTCGTACCGACCGCAACACGAATCACGTTCGTCCCGTTGTCCACCAGAAGGTCGCCCTTGGTGGTCGTCGGAGCCAAGGCATCCATCGCCGCCGTCTTCGTAGTCTGGCCCGTACCACCGTTGGCAATGGCAAGGGCACCCGTCACGGCATCCGAGGAGGCAAGGTTGACCGCCCCGAAAGCGAGAGAGGTCCCGGAACGGCGAAGAACCTGATTATCCGTACCAGCCGCGATACTAGCCTGAACGCCAGACGAGTTGGACGCTCTTCCGAAGACCGAGAGCGCCGAGCCGTCGGCGATGTTCGCGAAAGGAAGAAGTCCGGTCACGGCGTTGGCCGACGCAAGATTCACGGAGCCAAACGCGAGGGTCGTACCGGAGCGACGAAGAACTTGATTGTCCGTTCCAGCGGCAATCGAAGCCATGACACCCGCGCTGTTTGACGCCCTCCCCAGGACGGACAGCGCCGAGCCATCTGCAATGTTGGCGAAAGGAAGGAGTCCCGTAACGCCGTTCGTAAGATTGACTTGAGCCCAGGCGGGATTATTGGTCGTCCCCGTATTGGAAAGATAACGGGTGGCGGTCGTGCTCTTCGCTAAAGCGGTCAATGTATTTGCGGCGGAACCATAGAACAGGTCTCCCTGAGCGATTGCGGTCGCAGAGGTATCGTTCAAGGCCGTTCTGACCATGATGCCATTCGAGCCTGGGTCGAAACCCACCCAACTTCTCACTCCGGCGGCGGTGGAAGAAAGGAGTCTTCCGTCAGAGGCCGGGTTCCCTAGAGCATCCTCGAAATCCGACGCATGATTCCCGTCGAGAAGGTCGGCGTTCAGGTTTGTCACAGCCGTCGTTGACGTAACTAGGAAAGGAGCCGTGCCGATGGCAAGAGAACTCACCAACTGGCCCGTGGAGTTAATAGAGACAGGGGTAGTCGTTCCGATGTTGAAATTGTAGCCCGTGGCCCCAATCGAAGTCGCTGAACCCCCGACGATTTGAAAAGTTTGGTAGTAGGTAGAGTCCGTCGAGCGATGCTTGAAGAACGTAAGGTTGTACCCATACGTCGTGAGAAGATGTTTTGCCCCGGATATGTCGTTGAAAATAAACCCCGCACCAATCGTACCGGTCCCATAGGTGATGGTACTCAAGGTGTACGTTCCGTTGTTTGTCAAGACGCCAACCGTCGGGCCGCCATACATGTACCCAAGCACGGATAGGTTATTGACGTTCGTAAGGTTCTGGCTGTTCAGGTCAACGGCACCGGTGGCCCCCGAGTAAGGAACGCCCGTACCAGCAGGGACCGACCAGCTTGCCGTTGTCCCGTTTGAGCCGAGATACGTTCCGTTCGCCCCGATGGCGAGCCTCGCGTTGGAAGACGCCCCGCGAACAATCACGTCGCCCTGCGTCGTAGTCGGAGCGAGAGCATCGAAAGCCGCCGAAGACGTGATTTGACCCGTCCCGCCCTTCGTGATTGAAAGTGTCCCTCCGATATTATTTAGGGTAAGGTTCGCCTCGTTGACATCAATGTCGATTTCATTATTCGGGGTATCGAGTGTGACCCCGACCTTGGTGCTACCCGCATTCACTCCACGGAATTGAAGGTCCACGCCGACCTTGGAATTGAATACGCCAACCCCGCCAACATTGACGTTGGACGCCGTGTTGTATTCACCGGAAGCGGAGCTCGCAATGGTCACATCGACCCTGTTGGAACCAATGTTGTCGGTAACGGTCATACCGATGCCGGACCCGGCGATGAAATTGATGGCCGGACGGCTTCCGATGGCCGAACCGCCATACAGGATGTTCGTGCGCTGGACCGTGGTATCGGCAACGACGGATAGAGTCAACGTTCCGAGGAGGTCGTCGTAAGCCTTTTGGATACCGGTCCCGGCAACGAGCAGGCCGTCCACACGGTCATCGACTCGCTCGTCCGTGTAATAGAGATGTGTGCCTTCCGACACATCCGTCGTCGAGATGGACGTAGCGGACCAAACGCCGGACGTGACCTTGACGAATCCGGTCCACCCGGACGAATCGGCGTTCGTTCCGCCCTTGTTTGCGGCGAGCGTCCCGCCGATGCTGTTCAAAGACAGAGATGACTGGTTGACGGAAAGACCCGCCGGGCCTAGTTGAAGAGTCGAGCCATTCAACTTGACTTCGAGGGCATCCGTAACGATTTGAATGCCGCCGCTGGCACCCACGTTGACGAACAGGGTATTCCCACTTTGGCCGAGGCCGTTCCCCGCAACGACCGAGCCCGGACCGAAAATCTGACCCCACACAATAGGGTCGGTTCCCGGAGTCAAGGGTCCGTCAGACGTAACGACCCACCCGGTATTCTTGTTCACATCACCGTCTTCAACGAAGACAGTCATGCCACCAGCGAGTTCTCCGGGCTGGTCGGCGTCCGTGGCCCTCGTTGGTGCTCCGGTCGCGTTGACCGTATAGATGCCGTTCTCAATGGGGTCCACTTGGTCCTTGATAAGGATTCGGTCGCCGAGGGCAAGAGCCTTGGTGTCAATCAGGTCTCCGGCCTCGAAATCCGTGGCGAGGGTTCCGGGAGCAGTTGTCGTAAGGCGAACGGGCGACTTGTAAACGTATCCCGAAACGTAGGCTTGAAGATACCCGAGGTTCACCGCATCCCCGGGCAACACGGGATTCCCCATGCTCGTGATTTTCTTGGTTCCCAAGTTGAAGTCGCCGGTCGCCGTCACGGAACCGTTGGCCTTGAAGACTCCTCCCGGAATCACGATGTCCGTGGCGTACAAGGTCCCGAAGGGAGTCAAGGTAGTGCCGATGTCGATGGAAGGCGCCGTGGGAAGAATCGTTCTCCCGACAAATACCCTTCCTCCAACAGAGACCGGCGTCAGGCTGATGTTGGCATCGGGCTGGATAGTGATACTCTTGCCATACGTAGCGGCCTGAATCACGAGGTCGTTCGAGCCGCTGTTCAGAGTCGTCGTTCCGGCAACGTTGGCGGTCAGGTTAAAGAGAGGGCTCTGCAACAAGAAGCCCGTGCCGGAAGAGTGGGTGTAGAGACCCGTATGATTGTAAAGGACCGGGCCGACGCCGCTCATTCCCATCCCGTCGGCACCGAATGTACCAGTAATGGAAGTGGCGGCATTCAGGTAGATAGGACCATGAGTGCTGTTCAGTTGAACATAGTCGTATCCACGAACCTGCACATTGCTGTCCGCCGCATAAACGACGATTGGAACCATATAGCCACCGGAAACAATATCCGTGCCGGAGGCTCCGATAGTCATGGAGCCCGTCTCGCTCCCGACGACGGCGCTTGTCAAACCGTAGAGAGACGCAGAACCAGCGACCCCTCGCAAGTCAAGGCTTCCGCCTGAAATGATGTCGATGGAACTCGTTACCCCCGTCGTGTCGATGGACAGGTGAGAGTTCGGGATTGGGTTGTCGAGGTAAAGGCGGTTCGCCGCCTCAATCCATCGGAGCGCCGGGTCTCCCGACAGGGAGTTCCGACGGAAAAACAGACTCAGCGTTGGGTCGGCCGTCCGGTCAAGGTTGACCGACCACGAAGCCTCGTTCGTCCCAAGAGACGAAGCGGACATCCCTACAATGTAGTCGATGGCCCCCTGAACGGTCGTCGCCGGAATGAGGCTTGTCGAACTATCGTATGCAACGTCACGAGCCTCCACGGAGATGCTACGGGGGAACACCCCACGCTTCAGCGTGAAATCGTAGGCGCCAATGACGAGTTCGTTGACGGGCGCCGGGATATAGCCCATCGGCTCAAATCGAAGCGACAGGGTATTGAGGAGGTTAGCAGTACCAACGATGATGGAATCTTCTGTCGCAGGACCAATGGAGCCAGCGGAAAGGGCATAAGGCTCGCTTCCGTAAAGAAGGACGGCGTTACCGAACGAAATGGTATCGGTCAGCGGGTCTTCCGTGAATCTCGGGTCGCTCAACCAATAATAGTTAAGCGACAATACGGAGAGCAACGACTGAAGGCTTACTGATATGTTGTCCCAATCAACGACGTGCTGACGAAGATTGAACGTCTGAGGGTCAACATCCGTGTCGAGAACAGTACGAGGAAGAATCGACGGGCCGGAAAGCATCTGCAAGAGGTTCGTCTCGACATACCTCTGCGCCACCGGGCTCGACACATACTGGTCGAGAGTCAGCGTCACTTCTTCTTCGTAATGGACAATGATTTCCGGGTCAAGGTCGTAGATATTGACCGCAGGAAGTGTCTTGCCCCTCAGAACCACATCGGACATGACGACCTCTTACAGGATTTGTTCTTTGGCCTCAACGACCATACCCATCTTCAGCGCCTTCTTCAAGACACGGCTCCTCTGAAGCTCCTTCAGCGAGCGGAGCCCCGCGATGTTCGTCGGCCTGTCGGCCGGGATGTTCAGGGGCTTCTCAAGGTCTGAGATGAAAACCGTCGCCCTGGCGGCCCTTACCACCGACGGGATGAAGACCTCGGGTTCTTTCTTGCCCTCACGGGCCATCGGCATCTTGAACTGCATGGCTCTCTCCTTACGTCGTCTTCTTCCACACAGCGGCACCCGTGACGTTGGAGAGGCACACGTATTCGTCCTGCGTCCCCATGCCGTCATCATGATACCAGCGAGACCCCTTCGAGTAACCATCCGTGCCATCGTCGTCCACACCAGGAGCCACGGAGGCCGAAAGGTTGTACTTCAAGTCCAGGGCACCGGTATCCGCAAGGAGCGTGCTCAACTCCACCCCGAGAGCCTGAACGTCGGCGGACGAAAAGATGGTCGTGGCCGGATTGAAAACAACGTTCTCCGCACTCTGAAGGACGAGCATGAGGGAATCGCTCATGTGGGCTTGCTCGACCACACCGTTCCTCAAGTTGAAGGATTGGTCAACGTCCGAGATGGACGGGTCCACGTGCGGAGGGGTCACGGCGTCGATGACGACACTCAGGACGCCACCGGCCACCATCGCCTGAGTGTTGGGGCTCCCATTGAACTGAACAGCCGTCAGTTCAACCACTTGGTCTTTGTAAATCGAAATGCCACCGAGGTCATAGATAACGACCTTCGGGTCAACCATGCCCTTCACTCGGATTCCCATTTCAAATCTCCTTACAGTCCAAAGGTATTGCTCATGTTAGGCAACATCGAAAGGGGTCTCGTGACCCGGAAAGGCAACCTCTGACTCCCGAGACCGATTGCTCTCGGCCGGTGAGACAGTTTCCACATCTTGACCTTCTCCATGAAGTATCGGCAAGCCTCGTCCTTCATGGCCCTGTAATCGGCGGGGCGGTTCGTAATCCTGAAACTCACACCGTCATTATAGTCGAGAACGTTCGGAACTTCCTTGGTTGCCCGCTCGAACAGCGCCCGGCATTTAACAGCTTCCTCGATGACGGGAATCGCATCTTCCGGCAACGTGTCCCACGTGTAGTTCGTGACCATCGACCCGGAGCCGTTGAAATCGTTGATGGCCGCACGGAGCCACATATACAACTGCGTTCCGGTCCATTTGTTTTGAGTTATGGAATCGAGTTGATAGAAGGACGGGTCCATATCTCCGAGGTCGTACCGAACGAGGTCCATGACCTCGTGGATACGACTCAAGTAACCACCGGACCCAGGAACAGAAAACGTGCCGATTCGTCCAGAGGCGTCTTTGAAGGCCACTCGATACATATCGGTGATGGTTCCCGTGGCGTCCTCGTACTCGCTGACCCACGTATTCGTCGCACTCTTGGCGAGCCCATCGCTCGTGGCGTCGATTTCAGCGATTTGAGCGAACACACCAAACCCACCGGTCTGCTTTTGGATGATGACCTTTCGGACATCGGGGTCCGGTCCAACCTCGTATCGCTCGGGGACGGCCCAACGGATGAGAATGCTCATGGCCTTATCCCCTTGTCTCGATGCCGATGATGGTAGCTTGTCTCGGGGTGATGTCTTGAGGAGACCCGACTGAGACCCTCAAGGCCGACGACGGCAGGGATTCCATACCGCTGATTAAGGTAGTCACCCGATAAAAATATACCATACCAGATGCGGCGGAGTCAGTATAAGACTCCACGGCACCGCCCGAAGGAAGAACGGGAGAGGCGTTGATTTTCGTTCCGATGTCAAGAGAGTCCGTCGAGCGGTAAACGTTGTAGCTTTCCGCCCCGCTCACCGTATCCCATTGAATGATGACGGTTTCCATTACGCACCGACCCTCAAGTTTGTTGGCGCAGGAGGCACCGGAGGCATGGGAGGAGCGTCACTAAGAGTAACGGAACAGATGTCAGCGGTCTGATTAGAAAAGTAGCCAATCTTAATCCCTTCGGCCCACACCCAGTAGTAGTACGTTTTTCCGTATTCACACGTCGGGTCAACGAAGAAATTATCGAGAGTGTCGAAATTTTTGTTTTCACCGTTTGCGTATCCAATCATAATGGCGTCGTCACCAAATTCGTCTTCGCCCCTCAAAATTCCAACCGCAATCGTGTTATAGGTGACTTCGTTCCAAGAGACCTTCACAAGATTCCCGGATTGCTGTACTGCCGACAAATTTATCGGAGTTTTAGGAAGAGGGAGAATGTCATCGACCGTCGCCGTAAAAATATCGCTCTCCTCAGAGGCTTCCGTCTCCGATGAGTATGCGACGCACTTGAACTCCGCCGAGGGGCTCTCAAGAAGCTGAAAATACTTCGAGAAGATAGCCCTATCGGAATTAGCACCCGCACCAAATCCAGTCCTAGATGCCCCAACATATTCAAATGGCTTCTCGGGACTGCGCCTAATGTAAAGCATCGCCCACGTAGAGCCAGGGGCATAGACGACCGCATTAAGGCTCGCCGACCCCCCGGCATCTCCTTGACGAAGACCATCTACGTAATAAAAATTAACACTAATGATAGACGGCTTTGAGGGAGCGGCCATTATGCCACCTTCTTACTGAGCAACGGGATTCGAGCGGTACGTCGCCTTCAAAGTCGCATTGCCAGCCGACACCATCTTGAACCTCACCCACCCGTGCAACTCGGAGATGGAGAGTTTGTTCGGAGTACCGGCCACGAAAGTCACGGCGGCCCCCATGCCCGTATATGTACCGGCTTCGTTATCGGAAGAAACCTCTAGCGTCACGACCACGTTGGCCGTTTCGGCGAGACCAACAAGGTCCCCGGCGGTACGGCCGGACAGGTTCAGGGGCAACGAGTATTTCGTTTCGACCCCCGTGAACGTCTCGTCGATTTTGAGGCTTCCGATTGCCACGCTCATTCCGCTCTCCTTGACCTAAGAACCTCCCCCGGATTGCTCCGGGGGAGACCCTGGTTTCTTCTTACAGCACGCCCGCCTCGTCGTTGGGAAGGACGACCACGTTGGCCTCCACGCCAGTCGGGGTAGCCTTCTTCAGTTCCGCAATGCTATTCTCCATCTGAGAGATGGTGGTCTCCAAGACGGCACGCTTACCGGCGTCCTGCGTGGTCTCCAACTCGTCACGCAGTTCCTTGAGGTTCTGCTCCATGAGAGTCACGTCGAAGATGTTCTTCTCACGGGTCTTCGGAGAACCCTTGTCGATGAGGCTCCCCTTCAGCGCCGTCTTGATGATGTTCGTGTCTTTCGGCCCGCTGATGGCCCGGAGACACGGAGCGACGGGGGCAAATCCCATATCGCCTGGGAAACCTTCCAGGCCCTTCTTGAGGCTCTTCGACCGCAACTTCGCCTCTTCGCTCACGACGGTCTTCAGTTCGAGAATCTCGTCCGGGCGAAGGGTGACGCCCTTGCCCTCTTTGCCGTCCTCCGACAGGTCGCCGAGATACGCAAGCCCACCGGAGATGTTCTGCACCCACTCGACCTTCTTCAGTTCTTCCACCGTATACGTCTTCATGTTCGTTCTCCCTGAACGTTGTTTTCCATCCTCTGAAAGAGGCGGGGGAGGGGTTTCCTCCCCCGTCCTTCAGTTACTTCACCAACCGCTATTACACGGTCGGGTCGAACGTCATCTTCTCGACGCCCAACGAGTTGAACACGGTCATGCCGAGCAACTCGTAGCCGACGAAGCCCAAACGCAGGTTGTCGGGGTCATCCGCCGGGATGACATCGACATCTTTGCGAATCGGCATCCACGCCAGATACTTCGGCGTGGTCAAAGCGTAGGCGGTCCCTTGCGGGATTTGGTCCGTGACATAGAAGTCCGCCCCCCAATAGGAACCCAGGTAGCCGGTCTCCCGGACTTCCTGCATCCCCACTTGGTCGAGGGTCTGGAACGTCAGACGACGGATGCCCATCGTCGCAAAGGGCGACATGAGAACCGCACCCACGGGGAGACGGTTCTTCTCGACCTGAGCGAAACCACGGGCCATCAGGTCACGGTCGAACGGAAGACCGACGTTGACCACCGGCACGTTGGACAAAGCGGAAGCCGCTTCCAAGAGCCCGAACCCGATGAGGTCCTCACGGAGTTCCATGCCCTCGATGAGACGGTCCTTCGCCCGGTCCAAAGCCCGATAGCGACGGTTGTAAAGCTCGGCGTAGGGAACCTTGACCCTCGACGCAATCTCGAAGGGTTCCAGTTCCACACGCTTGCCCACCATCTCGATGAGACCGGGGGAGCCGTACTTGCCCACCTTAACGGCAGGGGCCAAAGGCTGGTCCTTGTCGTAGATGAGAGGCACGCCGTCCGGCATCTGCTCGACGATGGCGAACTTGCGGAAGATGCCCTTGTAGTCCAGGCGGAATCGGACGGGGTTCGCCATGTTAGCGGCGATTTTCGTCAGACCGGCCGGGGACTGCAAGGCTTGAGTCAACTGCGCTTCCTTACGCAGTTCGTTGCGAGACTTGGCGAGACGCTCCTCGACGGTCGTTTGACCGGCGTGGCGGACGTGACGCCCCTGCTTGCTGGCACCATTCAAAAGACTTTGAAGGCCAGCGATGATGTCTTGTTGTGAGACCATCCCTCAGCCTCCTTTAGTCGATGGTCACAGGAGCCAGTTCGATTTCGACAGAGTTGTCGTTCACGCCCTGACCCTTGATGACGATGCCCACGGCCTTCCCTGCGTCAAGAACGTTCGTGAACTTGCCGTTGGCGTCGATATACACTTTTTCGCCAGCGACGAACACGAGGTTCGTGTCGAAGGGAGCGCCCTCCACAACCGTACCCACGGCGTCCGTGTTGTCCTGCGAGACGGAACCGTCGTACAATTTCACGACCGCCCCCGAACCCGTCAAGACCGTCACGTTGCCGTTCTTCAAGTCCTCGTAAGAGGAAACCGCCGCCAAGCCGATGAAGTTGGCACGGTCAGCCGCCTTGCACAACCGAACGCCGTTGGCGTCGATACACAAGGGCTGGCCCCCGAAGTATTTGTTGGCCTGAGCGTCGGCCACGTTGAGCTTGTACTCACCGTGCCGCACCCCGCCATTCCTCAGAGTCGCACCCATTCTAAATCACTCCCTTTCCTTTAAGAATCCTACAACTTACAACTCCGAGGACGCTATTACGAGAACAGCGTCCCGGCGTTGATGTCACCAGTCGGCGTGGAACCGGAAGACGGCTCCACGGTACTCATGCCGGTCCCGGCCACACGAGCGGCTTCACGGACGGAACGGCTCACGAAGCCCGGACGAGAAGCGTTCGGGAGGGAGGCCCACACCTTACGGGTGGCCTCGAACTCCGCATCGTTCATGCCCGACAACTCGCTCAACTTCGCCTGAAGGTTGGCGGTCGTCACGAGACCCTTCTGACGCCCGAGGTCGATGACCTCTTTGATGGCCTTAGACTTCAACAGCGCCACCAAACGATTGCGGTCCTCCTGACGCTCGGCCTTCATGCGACGAAGCTCGGCCTCCATAGCGGCGCTCTTTCGGGACGCCTCGACCTTCTCGTCGTCGGCCTTGTCCATCTTCTCCATGTCCTCCATCGCCTTGTCCTCTTCGGCCATAGCCTTCATGGCCTGAGCCACGAGCGACCGGACATGGGCGACGAGAGCGCCACGAGAAGCCCCGGCAACCTTGGTCTTCAGGCTCTCCATGACGTTCTCGATGTTGTTGGCGATGCGCTCGAAGTTGCCGATGGACGCCTCGATGCGGGCGATGTCCATCAGGTTCCTCTTGGCGGCGGCGGAATACCCGGCCTTGGCGAGAACCGAGGCACGGATACGCTTGGCACGACCGATGGCTTCCATCGCATCGGCCTTCTGGTCCAGGTTCTTGACCACCTTGTCCGGGCCGTCCTTGGAAGTCACGGGCGGAAGCTCCGGGGGAGCGGTGGAGGCGTCGGAGGCCGGAGCACCGGGCGTACCCTGAGCGGTCTTCTTACCGGCGTCGGTACGAATGGGGGCCGTGGTCTTGGTCTCCGTCGTGCCTTCGTCCTGACGTTGCTCGGGCGACTCGTTCGGCTTGTCCATCGCCACCCGGCCGCACTTGGCATCCTTGCTCTCTTCTTGCTCGGCCTTGACGTTATCGGGAACCTCGGGGGAGCCCATCGAGCCCTTGTTCAGGTCCTCGGCGATGGCCCGGCGACGAGCGATACGAGCGTCCATGCCCAACTTCTCCTTGGCCGACTTCTCGGCGTCGTCGAAGGAACGGCCCTTCTGCATCTCGGAGACCATCATGTCGAGACGGGCCGACTCGTCGGAGGCCCGGCGAGAAGCGGTCAGCGGATGGTCCTTGGGGTCCTCGGCGGTCTGCACGGGGTTGCCATTCATGCCGGTCTTCTCGGACGTGCCCTTGGCCTGGCCCGCCAACGCCTTGTCGGGGTCGCCGGACTTCGGGGGCATCTGCTCCGTCTTCTCGGTCGCCGTCTCGGTCGGATTGCCGGTGCCGTCGATGGCTTGCTTCGGCAAGAGCGACTTCACAGCGGCCACCACCTTGTCGATGAGGCCCTTGTCTTTGTCCTCGACCACGCCCTCGGGCTTACGCTCGGTGGCGGCGTCTTCCTTGGCCGAATCCCGGTCCTCTTCCCCGGCCTTGACGGCGGGCGGAACGCCACCCACGTCGGCCTTGTCATCGAACACGAGGTCCTTCACGGCCTCGGGGTTGTCCTTCGCCATCTTACGGACGATGGCGATGGCTTCGAGGTTGCGCTTGTTGGCGAGGACGTAATCGCCCTTCTCGTCCACCGTCTGAACGGCGTTGCCCTTGGCATCCGTGCTTTCGGACTTGCCCTTGGCTTGGTCGTGCAGGGCCTTGTCCTTATCGGCGGGGGTGCCGGGGTTATCGCCCGGTTCCTTCATGGTATCCAACTTCAGGCCATCGGCGGCGACCTTCACTCCGTTCATCTCACTACCTCCCTTGCTCCTGTCGATTATGAAACGAGTCCAATCAATGCCCAACTGCGCCAGCTTTTCCAGATACTTCGCATCCTTGTCGGCCCCCGCCGTCGTAATGATGGAGTCCTCGAAGAACGTCACGCCACGGTTTATCTCATAGGGACCGTTCGCCCCACCTTTTTTCTCTCCGTACTTGCCGATGTGATGGCAGTATTCCTCGGGGACCGTCGCAATCCCACGCCCGACCGACAACAGAGCGGCGTACTTGTTGAGTTGCGAGAAATCCTTGCCGTCCCAACCGGCCTCCTTCAAACACTCGGAGCAGAGGGACTTTTCCACGTAGCAACCCATCGAGGTATCGGTAACGACACCGCCCTCGATGGCACGGATGATGCCGGGGCGCTTCGCCTCGGCCAGCGTCCTGTCGATGGCGTGAATGCCTTCGACGTACTTCGCCTCGGGGATATACCTCGCATCGAGGATGAACCCCACAGCTTTCTTCGGGTCGTCATTGTCGTGGTCGATGTTGACCGCCGACTGGATGAAGGTTGCATACCGAGCGGCCAACTCAGCGTCCTCGAAGGCGTCACCGTTTGCGTTCGGCCCGTGGGCCTCGACGGCGCTGACCATGCGAGTACGCATGTAAAGGAACTTCTCCGGGTTCAGCATCACCGGCTCGATGGCCGCAAGCCGCTTCATCGCCGAAGCATCGTTCCGCACGAACCAGGGCAACTCACGCTTACTGGCCGTGGCGAACTCGGCGATGCCGATGAATGCTCCGTGTTTAACCAACATTCGTGCGCTCCTCGTTGCTCGAAGGTTCGGCTTTGGGACCGATGGCGACTTCCGGCCGAGCGTCGGCGCGCTCGTAGTCTTCCTGCTCCTTGGAGGTCGTCTGGTTGCTCGTCTTGAGTTCCATGAGGAAGTCCGAGAGCATCTTCTGGACCATCACGAGGTTCTCATCGCCGGAGGTCGAGATGACATCCGTGAGGTCATCGACGCCCTGAATGAGCGCATCGAGCGTCTCGGCCTCGGCGGCGGTCTTCGGGTTTCGGGTACGGCGGGCGGTGGCGAAAGAGTCGGCCATCTTCAAACAGGCGACGGCCACTTTGAGTTCGTCCTTGAACTCAAGCATGGCCTTCTTGTCGAGAGCGGAAATCTCACGGGCCAAAGCCGCTTCGCCGATGCGGGTCGAGATGGACTGGTCGCTTGCGCTGACCTGCCCGGCCTTCTGCCATAAGGCTACTTTTTTGAAAAGAAGAGAGGCATTACTTGTCATCCTGCGTCCCTCCGCCAGTCGGTTGCCATTTGATGCTGTCGGCGACCTGCTTGCGGGTGGCTTCTGCACTCGCGCTTTTCTCGATGGGAACGTCTTTGGGTTCGAGGGTGCCAACGGCCTCGATACGCCCCGTCGGAGTTGCTCCTGCCTTCTTAAACATTTCAGACTCCCGTGATTGGTCGAGACTCCTTCGGAGAGAACATCTTCCAAAGTCTCTCCGCCGCCTCTTCTACGGTTGCCGCCTGAATCAATCCCCGCAGGTGGACTACACACGGCGGGCCGATTCTTGTTTTCAACATGTCGAGGAATCTAGGGTCGCTTCGTGTCACCTCGACTCGTGCGATGGTCCTGTCGTCACGCTTTTCCTCGAAGAAGAAATGCTCATCAGAGACAAGCCTCCGAAGAACTTCTTCATACGATTTATTGTACGCCGTTATTCCAATTTTTCCATCTTGTTCGTTCTGAACAAGAATTGCCGCAAGCATACCTATATCAGAATCTTTGACCACTAAAAACCGCTTCAATTCACGCCTCCACGAGCGATGTACTCACGGTTGATGAAGTTGGCTCGAAGGAAATCATAAAAAGGTTCGTCGAAGTAGAGCAAAGTCGTCGGGTCGGCCACGTATGCGGCGTAGCACTCGACGAAATAATCCTCGGGGCTCTCCTTCGCAATCGGAGAAACGAACGGCGTGTCGCCGATGATTTGAACGCCCTCTTCTTCGAGAGTGAACTCCATCTCTTCCATCTTGTTCTTGTACCGCTCAATGACCCAAGCCTTCTTCTCTTCCTCCGCCGCTCCCCAAGCCTGATGAGCGTGTTCCCGCAGGATGGGGACAACCACGTCGTTCACGTTCCCGGCGCTACCGCTGACCAGGACAGTACCGCTCCTGGACGTATATTGCACCAGCTTGCCCCTGTTTTCCCCTTTTTCAAGATTCAGGTGCGCCTGGGCCTCCCCCTCGGAATAGTAGTACCGTAGGTCATGCAGGCGGTCTTCTTGCCACTCAGGAGACTCCGTTATCTCCGGCACGAACCGGAGCCGATAGTCAGGCCCGAAATCCTCAAGGGCTCGCTGAACCTGCTCCTGGTACTCGATTGGAACGTTCTCGGCCTTGGAATCCTGAGTCACCACGTCGCTTGCGTTCTGGAACTCCGTCAAAGCGTCGGGCTCAAGGTACAGTTTCTCGAACTCCTCGAATACCGACCAGTTCACGATAGGCGTGTACGACCCACGGCAGTTGGGATGCGAGTCGAACGAGATGGGATATGCGGCGCTTGAGATTCCGGTCTCCTGGTTTACATATCCACCGTTCAGCAACATCTCCACGTCGTAGATTTTCCCATCCAGCGTGTCCCGGCAAAGCGGGCAGGTACGCATGTCCTTGATTTCGTGCCGCTCAACTTTCCTCACGCCTTGCTCGTACCACTCTTGCAGTTGAGCACGGGCGTAGGTGTTCACGGTCTCGGTCCGCACGATGCGTTCGAGCAGGAACCTCTTGCCCTGCCAAATCTCATAGAGCTTTTGCCTCAACTGCTGACGGGTCAGGCCCTCGTCCCTTGCCTCGTCCTCGTATTCCTTGAGCAGGTCCATGACCACATTGCTCGTGCCGCCGCTCTCGGTCCACTTATCGGTCAACTGCTTGATGACCTCATCGCCAACGGTCTTCACCTGGCTAAAGGACTTGTCGAGGCTGTCCTGGATGTACGTGTCACCGATAGCGGCCGTCCGACGCATCTTGCGGCGGGCCTCACGTTCGATTCCGAGGTCCTTGAGGGCACGGTCCCGGCCGGAGTCAACGATGGATTTGTAATAGAGCGTGTACGGAGTCGAGATGTCCTGGGTCACGTTGTAGTAAGAGGACAGGAAGGCTTGATTCAGGTCTTCGGGCTGGATGCCACCCTTCTTCTCATAGATGTCCATGAGGAAATCAACGAAGTCCGCCCCGCCCTTGTCGTAGTGTTCGGACACCGACTGTTCGAGTTCAACGATATGCCGGATGGTATTGGAATCAAGCCGTGTTCGGGAGAGTCCGTCTTGCCACTCGGACAACGCCATCCGTGTGATGCCGCAATGGCATACATGGTCGGCGTGTTCCTCTGGATGAAGACAGGCTTGAATGGTCTTAATGGACCTTACGACCTCAATGCCGCTTCCGCTTCGAGAGCGTGAACGTCCTTCAGCCGCCCGTCCTCCGAGAAGAATTTCGGCGGGTCCGACAACGCCACGAGAAGTTTGGCCTTTTCTTTGCGAGCCTGTTGTAATTCGGAGTTCCATGATGCGCTTGCCCCCTTCAGTTCGCCGCCGGGTTCCTTGGTCTTGGACGGGCCACCTGGCTCCTGGGTAGAGGACTTGCTTCCTCCGCCGCCTGGGGCCTTGACCATCGAGATGTCCCTTGGAGGCTGAACGGGTCTCGTCGTTCCGCTCTCGCCCGGCAAACCAGGCATCTGACCGCCAGGACGAGAACCGGGATTCAACAACGGGTTCTCCACGCCGTAGTCCTGCTTCATCTGCTTCATAATCTTGGCCTCTTCCTTCAACGCCTGCATTTCGGTGTCGAAGTCGATACCAAGCTCGTCGTAAATCTTCCGCAGGGAAACCTCGGGGATGGGACGGTTGCGGAGGTTGATGACCATCTGCTTCCGTTGAATGTCGTCCACGAGCCTCAATTTCTGCTTCCACTCGAAGGTCGGTATATTCAGCTTGCGGTCCTTGCGCGAAGGACGGACGCCGTGGGAGGACTGCGCCTCGGTGAGAGGTTCGTAGAACTCGTTGGCGAGAGCGACCGGAGTGAAAATCTTTCGGATGGCAAAGTCCTCTAACTTCTCCCGCTTCGCCATGTACCGACCTTGGAGAGCCTCCATCGCCACGGTGGCGTTGGCGTAGGTGTTATGAGTTATGCAAATCTTTCCATTTCGTCGCATGACGAAAAGACGATTGGGAACCTCAAAACAATAGACCCACCCCTTGTAAGGGATTCGCTTGATGTCGCCCTTCGACAACATTGGAGTAAATCCATAATCCCTCCGAATGTTAAAGGGATGGATTTTCAATCTGTACAGTTTCTTTCTTCCGGTTCTTGTCCGAACTGAATTTTTTGAGTAATAGCCGCACTTCAAACAGATTTCTTGCAAGTCATCGGCTAGAACCTTCGATACGGTGTTAAGCTCAAATCCGCTATCCGAGTTCGAGAAATCCGAGCCGTCTCCGATATGAAACCCGTCAATCAGAGCCTTTAAAGCATCCATCCCAAAACTCTTAACCCAAGCAGGAACGGTCTTAACGGCGCTCCCCTCTCCGTAATTCAAAAGGAAATGAGCCGCTATGTCTCCTCCCTTAATCCTGAAAGTCCCGTAGTTTCCATTTTGTCTTTTTGCCTGTCTTTCGATGGCGTCGGGGAACGCTTTCAAGACGGCCTCTTTGACACGTCCGTACCACGGATTAAGGCCGGACTTGTGAACCTCGGTTTGAGTAATTCGGATTTCGATTGGGCGGGTACATGATTTATTTCCCGTCTTAACAAATTCCGCCGTCCTAGAAAATTCCATCGAGCCTTCCGACAGATAAAGACCGACGAACCTCATGTAATCATTCGTCGGAATTTTTCGGTCCCCTACCTGGACGTATTCAGGCGAGGCTCCATCCCAACCATTTTCCGGGGTTGTCATAAACTCGTATTTTTCCGAAACCTCATCAGCCCTCATCTTCTCAAACTTACCGTTGGGCTTCCTTGCCCAAACCTTATGATTCGGGGTAACAAAATGGTCAAGACATCTATTCTCGAACAGGATGAGTTCGCTGTCCACATTGAACTTAACTCGACCTGTCGGTTTGTGGTATTCCAATTTTCCGGTCACGGAGTTGTACGTCGCAATCTCATCCTCATCCGTGATTTCATCGTAGAATTTGAATCCTCGACGAGTAAGTGTTTCTGTGTCGGAACTCGCACACGGGCCCTCACCATGCGTCAGGGCCTTGTTCGTGTATAGGCCAGTCAGGATGCGGTCCTCGATGAACTGGAACTCCGGCACGATGGGAAGAATCTTCCCGTATGCCCCCACGTACTCAAGGGACAGACCGTAGTGAGTCACGATTGCCGCAAGCGGGTCATGGGCCTGAGCTTGGAGCAGGGCTCGGAAGTCTGTCAGGTCCTCGGTGGTAGGCATGTAGCCGTTGTTCGGGTCGCCAAGTTTGTAAATGACCTTCGGCGTAATCATGCCGTCGGCCACCGAATACTGCGCCTCACGGAGCTTGTCCTCGTACAACAGGTCCTTCAGGATGCGGAGGACGATGGAGGTGCCACGGGGCTCGTAAGGAGAAGCCTTACGGGCAATCTGCTCGGTGTTGAACTGGTCGATGCGGATGTTCTGGCCCATCATCACAGCCGAAATCACAACGGGGTCCAAGGACTGCTTGATTTCGATGTCCTCGGGCTCATTGGACTGGATGAGGCTCTTCAGGAGTTCGTCCGGCTCAAGTTCGATAGTCGGCTTCATGCCTAAAGCCAACGGGTGCATCTTGACGTTGATGAAGTCGGGGTTCATCAAGGTCATGGAGTCGAAGAAGTTGAGTTCATCGCTCCAATGCAGGTAAGGATACTCCTCCCCAATGAGTTCAAACTCGCGGCTCATTTCGAGGAATCTCTGGAATAGTTCTATTTCCTCCGAACAATCCTCGTACACGTTGAGAACCTCTTCGTCCTGCTTCCCCAACTTCAAGTCGAACTTGGAAATGGGGAAGTACCCGTGCAGGTCGATACAGTTACCGACCATCGGATGAAAGCGGTCGTAGTACCGAATCCATTGATTCAGTACCTTGTAGTTGTACGGGAGGAAGAAGTTGACGATGTTGAGTAGAGGGTTACGAATCTCCGGCGACGTGAGCGCCACATCAGCGGCCGACCTCCTGGTGCCAGGAACGATAACGGACTTCGGCTTCGAGGTAAGAGGTTTACCATCGAAGCCGAGAATCTGGCGCTGGTTTACAGGTCGGTATGTGCGGTCGCTCATTGTTTCCCCTTCGTTCTACTGTACCTATACCATCAATTCTCGTCAATGAAAACCAGACGAGGCGTAGAACGTGTCGCTCGGATTGCACTTGCTGGCCGACATCATTTCGCTAATGTTCGGAACCGGAACCTTAGCGTAGTTCCCGCTACGGTTAACTCTCGTACGAACCTCGGGGCCAATGTATTTTCCGGGAATCGGACGAACCCTGCTTGAAAATCTGTCTTCCATCTCCCCGACCTGCTCGTAAGAGATTGGGCGAACGAGTAACGTAGAGGACCCCACGAGGCCCGTGACCTCTGCGAAGTAGTTGTGGGTCTCGTCATACCCAAAGGAACCATGAAGGATGTCTCCGACGGCGAACGAATGACTCACGGCGGAAGAAGAGTTCGGGTTGAAAGCGCCCTCGTCGTCGGTCGTGTCCTCATCGAAGATTTCGTCCTCGAAGTATTCGGCTTCCTTCTTCATGGCCTTGACGAGCATGTCGCCCGTCGTCCACTCCTGACGACCGGAAGACAACCATTCGATGAAAGCCTCGACGCCTGAAACCTCGATGACATCGCCCTCTTCGTCCGTCTCCGTATCGAGAACTTTGTCGCCGACCAGGATGGGCTCCCCGATGGCGTCGGTGAGTTCGCTGGCGGTCTTCTTCGAGCCATAAGTGGACTTCGTGTAGTAGTTCCCGGTCACGAGTCCGTTCATCGTGAGGATGTAGATGGCCGAGTGATAGTTGTAATCTTCGAGGGCCTTCAGGTCGTCGTCGCTCGCCGGTTTGCAACCGTCAGCAACAAAGTGGGCCAGGAACTTCGAGGCCCACGGCTCCTCACGGACGGCCGTGCCGGACTGAGCACCGGTTTCTCTTTCGACATCATCGAAAGCCCGCATGATTTTTTCGGCATTCGGAGTGGCATCGGTTCCTTCGGGGTTCCATGCGGTCTTCTTGGAGGCGAGGCGAAGGTGATTGCCCGACCGCCAAGCGGCAACCTTTTCAATTTTGCTACGCCCATCGGTCCAGATGTTCGTCGCCATCTTCATCCCGTCCTCAACCCAAGAGACCTGGATTTGCCTTTCGGTGACGCTCGTGACTTCGGCCTCTACTGTCTCTCCTGCGAAGCCTAACACCCGGACCATATCGCCGACTTTGAGTTCCTGACCATTACTGTCGATAGCGGATGTCTTATTCATCGAGGCCACCTTCTCCAAGTTCTTTTCCGGCACCATGAGGTCATACCCGTCATCCATGAGGACGGAGTATTGACCATCGCTACCCGTAGGACCGTTGCCCTCAAGGTCGAAATAATCGGGGTCGTATCCCTCTCCCTGAACGACGCCCTCCGACCCTTCATTGCGATACTTCTCGCCGACCGAGCCAGCCGGGAAGTCGCCAACGAACTTGATGCGGTCGCCTTTGTTGAACATGGCAGTCCTCTTCGAGCCTTCAGTTTTGCCCTTCCACGCCACTACGTCCTTAACCGAGACCCATTCCCTCTTCGGTTCATGGAGACCTTCGACCTCGACCTTCTCTTGTCCCTCACGACCTTCGATGTCCACGATTTCTCCGTACCAGTACGGATTGGTCTGAACCTCAACGGTCATTCCAAGCTGAAGGGCAATGAGCCCACTCTTATCGAAGATGGTAGCGGTCTTGTTCATTAGTCCGCCCAAAAGGAGTATTCGGACAGAACCGCATCCTCGGCCTTCTTCTTGGCCTCTTCTTCACTCATCCCCTCGGCCACGTACTGTTCGACCTTGGCCTTGAAGATTTCGTCCATCTGGTCCCCCATGAACGAGGCAGTCTTGCCCTCCTTCATGTCGTCCTTGATTTTGTTCAAGGTCATGTAGGTCTTGGGGCTGTCCTTGCCGTATTCGTCGATGACTTCATCTTTCACGTCCTTCGGGATGCCGGTCGGGCAAGAGGCATACGCGCCCGGCAACGCCGAGGGAGGGGCAACGAACGGCCCGCTTGACTGGTAGCCCTTGGCCCCGTCCGAAGATGAACGCATGACTGACTGGTCCTTCTCCTCGCCACGGAAACGGTGAGGAGCATCATCCTCGCTCTCGAAGATGTTCTCATCGAGTTCAACCTCGGCCGTTTTCTTTTCGCCCTCAACGTCATCGAGACCTTCGGGAGCGCCGCCTATCGTGGGGGCCGCACCGTTGTCGGCGGAACGAACGGAGCCGGACTTACGGCGTTTACGGCAATCGGGGCACAGGCTATTCTCGAACGTGACGTATCCGCCTATCTGCCCGATTTCCCTCTCGAACGTGAAGTATCCGCCTATCTGCCCGATTTCCCATCCCAGGTCCTCGGCCTCTTCAACGGGGTCGTCGGTGGTCGGAACAAACACGGCCCCGCATTTGCGGCAGATGGTTTGTCCGGCGATTCGCTTCGAGCCGACCTTGCCCCAATCAGCGGCCTCTTCGGGGCTGATTTTCTCAACCCAGGCAAGCCCTACTTCCTCCGGGTCTCCTGGGAATTTATAGCTCTCGACCATCGCATAGCCGTTGGGCTTGACCTCAACGACCTTACCGCCGTACTGACCGATTTCGTGAGCGGCGTCGGCAAAAACCACCACGTCATCTCCGGCCTTGATGGCGTCTTCGGCCGTGCGGCGTCTCCTAGAAATCTTCGTTCGGTACTCCGAGCCCTCGCCGGGCTCCCCCTTGGGGCGCATGGAGAGAGGAACGTCGGCGTTGTCCGAGATTTCCTCGGTCGAAGGAGAAGTCAAGGTCGGGGTGTTGCCGCCCTCGATTTCGGCGCACTTCAAACCGTGGCCGAAGAACGTCGGGTCGGTCATCGCGGTCTTGGCTTCGAGAGCATTGATTTCCCGGTCCAGTTCGTCGATGCGAGCGGTAAACGCCGCCTTCTGGTCGTCGGTCTCAGCCGAGTCATACTCGACCTCAAGCATCTCTTTCCGCCCCTTGAGGTCTTGGATTTCGTCGGCGATGGAGGCGTACTTCTTCGGGGCGCTCTTCAGGTCACGCTCGATGACGGGGTAGTCCCCGTTGGCCGTGCGAACCGTGTAGATGTCCTCGTACTCATTGCGAAGCAGGACACCCGCCACACGGATGTTCTTACCGGCCAGGGTGATACTCATGCCGGTAACATGGTCTCCGAGTTTCGGCTTACGGGAAGCGTAGAGTTGACCACCCTTGGACCGGAAATCCTGCCATGCCTCGTGCATCATGTCCGCCTCGGGAGAACCGCGATGTTCCTGCATGTATTGGAACGTCGGGTTCTGGTTGATGAAGCCGCTATACCTCTTGGCATCGGCTTCGGGATACCACTCACTCCACTCGCCGACCGTGCCATCCGGCCCCGTGCACTTCACATCGACGAAGAACATCCCCTCGCTACCGTTCGGGTCGTTGGTGTCCTCGACGACGGTCGCGGAGAACTTCAGGGCACTCTCGTCAGCGGCGGTCTTCTTGGAAGCCCACACGTTCGAGTTCTTCCCGTACACTTCGTCCACGACCTCGTACACCGCGTCGTCCATGCCACGGTACTGCAAACAGGCGTCGGAGATGCACTCGGTACGGCTACGCCCCTTCTCCTTGCAGTCCTTGACGAAGGAGAGAATCTGCTCGCGAGTCTGGTCATCGGTCATGGAGCCATGAACCTTCGTTCCGGTAAACGGCTCGTAAATCTGAACGGAAGGACGCACATACAAAGTGGCCCCCTCGTTCCAGTCGGCCCCGGTTCCCTCGGAGCCAGCATCCCACTTCACGCGAACTTGACCGAGTTCGTTGATTTCCGTCACGACTCCCGTTCCGCCATCGTGCGTCTGGCCCTCTCCTTCGGAAACGTTGTAGAGGGACTGAGCGCGAACCTTATCTCCGACCTCGATGGGTTGCCCATCCATGTCGGTAGCGCCAGCCGTCTTTTTATTGGCGACCATTTTATTGTACGCCCCGCCGAGGCTCCACGCCTGAGACTCGTCCATGAGCTTCGACCAGTCGCAGGAGTCGGTCACGACCTTCACCGGACCTGACCACGCAACCCTAACCCTCTTCGACGCAGAAAGAATGCGGTACGCTTCCGGGCTCTCGAATCGGAGAACCGTGGCATTGGTCTCGTAAGAAACCCCCTTCATCGCATTCTGCCAATCGTTCGGACGGATGAAATCATGACCCGCCGAAAGAGCGGCTTGGAAGTTCGGATATTCCTCGCTCTTCAGGCCACGACCACTCGGGTCCTCGAAGACCACTTGAACCGGCATCCCCTTGACTTCGTCCTCGGTCATCCCTTCAAGCCAGCCGGTCAAAGCGGTCCTTTTCATCTCGGAGGAATAACGATACAACTCGCCCATCCCACTCGCAGAGATTACGGCGTCCATGCCAGGGACCATGTACTTATCGAACACCCGATTGAACGCCTCGGACCATTCCCTGCCTTCCATGCCCATGCGGTCCACGGCCTTCAGGTCTTCGATGAGCCTCATCGGGTCAGTCTGGCCTTCATGAACGGGAATGGATGCGACTTGATGCGAGCCTTTCGGGCCGGTTCGGTTAACGTTGAGCCAACGCACCTCGCGGCCTTCGCTGTCGAGCTTTCCGATTTCATCGTAGTAAGTCTCGTAGCTGTAATCATCGGGATTGATGTCGGAGGTTTTCTTCATGGAGACCTTCTGGAACATGAGCAGGCTGAAAGTTGGGATTCGAGCCTCTTCGCCATCATCCTTCTTGATGATGTAGAAGTTGTCATGGAAACCATTGTCCATCCCGAGTTGAACGTCCTGAAGGATGCCCTCGCCCTCGGAGCCGTCCTCGGTCTGATACCGAACCCGGTCCCCGATATGGGCGATGTACCTGGAAGACTCCGTGCTGGCGTCGCTTGCCGTCATGCGCTGATACGCTCCGCCGATATTCCACGCCTGGTATTCGTCCATGAGCTTCGACCAATCACAGGAATCGGTCACGTCCTCGTACCCATTGAGGACGACACGCCCTCCATTGATGCGGACTGGACCTCCGCAGGAAGGAGACATAAACTCCTTTCCTTCCAGGGATTGCTTGAAGGACTGCTCGGTCAAGGCTGTCTTGCGAGTACGCATCATCTTCTCCTTACGGCTTTGGAATCACAGGCTAAAGGCTTCGTCCCACGTCGGTTGTTCATACGGCATCTCGATGAGGAGGCCATTACTCTTGGCGTAGTCGTAGGCCGAACCGTGATAGTCACGAGGGTCCAGGAAACCATCCTCCACCGCTTCCGTCACGGCCTCGTCCCACCACTCGATGATGGTATTCTGTTCGGTCTCGGCGTCCACGAGAGCCACATGCTGACGGTCGCGCTCGAACCACGTCTGGATTTTGGTGTCGTCGATGCTGTGGACCTCGACCGGGGCCTGAACCGCGCCCTCTTCCTTCTTGGTCGCCACCTTCGTCACCTTGCCGACGGTGTCGCCGACTTGAGGAACACGGCTGTCATCAGCCTTACGCTTGGAAGAAGTCTTTTCCAACTCATTGAGATAGAACGTTCTCGCGGGACCAATTCCATGTCCCCAAGTTCCCTCGTTGTCGTAAACGACTTTCACGGTTCCGTCATCATTGACGCTTTCCACAAAACCGTAGGGAAACTCCGCGAAGTCGCTGTTTATCTTCACACGCTCCCCGCCCTTGAAATCGGCTTGCCTCTTGGAGGCCGTGCGGTCGTACACTTCGACCGGAACGCCTTCCAACTCCCACCACTTGCCGGTCACGCCAGAGCGGTCCGGTCCCTTGAACACCGTGACCGAGCCATTGTCGCCGATGGAGATTTCGTCCTCGATGGATGCGAAAGAGGGCTTACTGAAGTTCGCTTCCCCGCTGGCCGACACCATCTGAAGGGAAGGATAGATGGCCTCGATTTCAGCCTTGGTTCCCTTACGGACGGAGTATCCGGCGGTCTTCAGAGAACGCCTCATGGCGAAAATCTCGGAACCTCCCGAGGAGTTCATGACGAGCCCGGTCGCAAGATGTTTCAGGAAGTGGTTCACGTCACCGTTCATGAAGTCGATTTTGCGGATGATGTTGGCCGCTTGTTCCTGCTCCTGCGGTGGAGCGTTGAGCAGGGCCTCGATGACCACATCGCTGTCGATGTAGTGCATGGTCCCGTTCTGGTCCGTGATGTCCCACGATTGATGAGGAAGCTGTTTCTCCTCGAAGAAGGTTTCGAGGTACTCGCGGGTGGACTGCGCCGTGCGCTTCGCGGCGGTCTGGTAAGAGGGAAGGTATTCCGTAATGATTCTCCCCTTGCCTCCTCCGCCCATGCGGTTCTGCATCTCGTCTTGAGATAGAAAACGCCCCTCTTCGGGGTCAACGAATCCCGCTTCGATGTGCGAGAATGGGCCGCTTCCGATGCCGTACATATCCAACGCGATGATGAGATTCCGAACGTCTTTTTTGTCGTCGCTCTGTTCCATGAAAACCCGGAAGATGAGTTCCTTGTGCGTCTCGCCGGACTTGCCCCAATACGTTTCCCCGCCACGGGTGTCCTTGATTGCGGCCACGTATCCCTCGGCGTCTCTCTGCTTGCGAAGAAGAGACTCCCAATCAGCGGCCACGCGCTTCGACCCGAACTCCATCATGCCTTCGTCCATGCCTCCGCCGAACATGGCTTCGTCCTGCGCCGACGCATTGAAAGAGTTCGACTCCCGCTGACCGCAATCAGGGGCGTCGCAATACATCGAGCCGTCCTTGAACCGGAAAACCTCCTCGCCTGGCTGGACGGACTTTCCGCACCGCTTACAGGTCGTGGGATACTTCACCTTCATCCAAAACGGGTCGCCGGAGTAACGGCTGTATGCAACCTTCACCAAGTCCTTCTCGCTCATCTCGTACCGTTGACCGTTAGCCTCGACGACAACGAGGCGGTCATAAACCGTAAACCCGTCGCCACGCTCACGGGATTCTTCGACAACGTTGAAAATCGGGGAACGCCCGTCTTTCGTTTGAACCTTGTCGCCTACCTGGAACGAGGCGGTACGCCTAGAGCCAACCTTCTCAAGGTCTCCTGGCCAGACACGAACACGAGTCCCATCGTCCAAGATGACCAAGACTTTGTTCGTGTAATCGTTGGTCGAACCGAGTTCACCTTCTTTACCGGCGTGTTCGTACTGCGTAATGCGAACCCGGTCGCCGACTTGGAACGAGGCGGTGCGTTTCGATGAAGCCTTATCGAAGGGGCCATGCACATATCGGGTAAATTCTGGCGCCGGGCCCTCGATGTAATCAGCATCGTCTTCCGCATACTGTCTTGCTTCGTCGTAGGAGACGCCACTTTTCAAGTATTGTTCGGTGGCCGCATTGACAAAATCTTCCCTCGTTACCGCAACCCGCTTCGCCGCAAACATCTCCTGCTGGCCGTGGTCGATGGGAGGCGTATCCTGACCCGTGACGAGCTTGTGGAGTTCCCTGGCGTCATCAGAAGAGAAACCTTCCAGGTGGTAGTTCTTCGTGGTCTCGGCCCCGGTCTCGTAATCATTGTCGGGCTGTCCGATGTACCATCCACGATAGCCCTGGTTGAAGTCGGGTCGGCTGTCCGAATACTCGGTGGCCCCTTCGTTGCGAAGGAACGAGGCGGCCTCCTCGACACTAGAAAAGGTTTTGCCCACTTCGTCGTGCCAGCCAGTCTCCTCGAAGTCACCGGCCTCGGCACTCTCGGGAGTCACGACCTCGTAGGTCGTTTTGATTCGGAGTTCGGCGGTACGCTTGGAAGCGGTCTTCTCCATCTCCGAAGAGTAGAACTCGCATTGCCCGCCCTTCCCATCGCCAGGCTGGCCTCCATCAAGCTGAACGGAATACGCATCGTTTCTGGAATACCCGAGAACCTTCCCGGTCAAACCGGCGTATCCGCCACGAGTCACCCGGATTAAGTCTCCCTCGGCAAACACACCACTATCATCGGCGGTGCGTTTTGAGGCCGTCACGGGAGCGTCAACGTTGAAAACCTTGTGCATCAAAACGTCGGGATAGAACGACCTCTTACCGGAGGCCCGAAAATCCTTCTTTCCTTCCGAGACTCGACCCTTCACGTCCGCCTGGTCGTCCTCCTGCATCGCCGGACCCTGCTCGGCCACTACTTCCTCGGTCGGAGCGGGCGCAGGATTCCCCTCGGGCAAGATGCCTTTGGCCTTCGCATCGTTCACGACCTCCGCCGCCTCGGGCGGAGCCAACGACAACATCTTCAGGAGCAACTCCGCCTCTCCGGGCATCGAGTTGTCCATCTTGGTAGTGCGTTTCACCGTACCATCCGGTGCCCATTCTTCGGTCACGCTGACCTGAGCCTCCCTACGAACTCGCTCGGCCATGAGAGCGTAGGTATTCCGACGGAGTGCCCTGCGGGTAGCCCTATCCATTGATGTCCTCGAAGGAGGGGGTCCGCCCTCAAGAAGAGAGCGGACCCGCCGAAGATGCCCTGCAAAAACCCGGTCTTACAGCGACCGGTACATTCCAGCGTCCGACGCATTCTTGACCGTATCGGTCGGCTGGTTCACGATGTTCTCGGTGAGAACGTCCGTGAGGTTGTTGAAGGCGAGAGGAGTCACGTTGAGATAGAAGGGGTCCGCCGTGCTGATGAAGAACGACTTCTCCCCGTTCGCCGCGCCCTCCGTCACGAACACCGTCATCCCGTTGCGGACTTCCGCCGAAGTGTTGGCGTCGGCCGAGCGGGACCACGAGCCGGAATCGGCCACGTAGATGCCGTTGGCGACGGCCGCAAGCAAGGCGGCCGAAGACAGCGCAAAGGTCAGCGGGTTGACGCCCATCGTATGAGGGACGGCGGACACGGCGTAATACTTGCCGGCGTTCGTCCCTTCCGTGACGGTCACGCCCTTCCCGAGGATGACCTCGCTCGCAACGTCCATGTCGGTCGCACGGACGGCCGCACCCGAAGCCTGAACGACATAGATGCCGTTCTCAATGGGGTCGGTCTGGTCCTTGACCAAAACACGGTCGCCGGTCGCCAGCGTGAGGGAATCGAGCGTGTCGCCGTTCTCAAGGCCGCTGGCGAGAACGATGTTCGCACCGACGGACGAGCAACGGCAGGCGGTATAGAGCGACGGAGAGGTCGTGCCGTTCTTGACCAGGATGCGGTCGCCAGCCACGGGGGTCACACCGTCGATGGCCGCAAGGCCGGACAGGCCGTGAGCGGCGGTGGTCGCCAAGCGCACGTTGTCCTTCGGGTAGAAACCCTCCATGACCTGATTGTCGAAACTCAGGATGCCATCCGTCCAGCGAGGGCGGGAAATCGAGTGCCACGGCTTCACGTTCTGACGGTTCAGGGCTTCCTTGGTGGCATCGAGGATGTCGGCTTGGTGCTCCAACTGCCCGACGAACTCCTCGAACGTCACGAGCGTAGTCCCGACCACGATGGCACCACGGGTCGCCTGAAGGAAAATCTTCCCGGCGTCCGTGCCGCCCAAGACACGAACGGGCGTCCGGTGGTACGACAGGCCATAGGCCCCGAAGGAAGCGGAGCGGGAGGCGGCACCAGCGGCGGGCACCACGTACACACCGTTCTCTTTGGGGTCGGTCTGCGCCTTGAGCAACACGAGGTTGCCGGTGGCGAGAGTCACGCCGTCAACCACGTCCCCGTTTTCGAGGGCGCTGGCTACGGCGACGTTGGCCTGAGAAGCGACGACCACGGAGGTCGTGTTCATGCCAACGATGTTGTTACACGGCTGGATGTTGACGCCAAGGCCAAGCTCGAAGGAGTTACCCTTCTGGCCCTGGAAATCCACGGAGGTCGCAGGGACCTGCATCGTGGCGTCGGCGGTGAGAGGCGCATTGACAGGCGGCATCTTTCGGCTCCTTTAATCTTTTCTGTACGACATGACAGCGCCCGATGGTTTCTTTCCGATGTACGGTTCCAGCGGGATATTCAAATGTTTTCGGATACCAGCCTCGTTGAACGGAAACTGCTTTCCGTCCGAGGTGCTGAACCCGAATGGTGTCTGCACAGTCCCTTCTCGCACCAACAACTCCACGTACAGCTTGGACTTCCTTTTCATCATCATGTCGGCAACGTGAATTTCAGCTTCGACCTTGCCCTCCATGACACGACCGGTCCTGGCGGTAACGACGCTCTCCACCTTTTTGATGTTGTAGGCCGTCGCCATGACCACCTTCTTGACCGACTTCATCAGGTCGAGAAGGATGTCAGCCACTTCGTTCAGGAGTTCGTCCTTCGGAGACATAAGCCTCGCTCGGCCCAACTCCGACTCCTCGTTCATCCGACCGATTTGGTCGCCCTCGAAATGCTCCACGACCTGAACCAGCTTGTCCACCTTGGTCGTGCTCCCCGAGTCCATGACCACGAGGGTCTTGTCTTCGGGATGGACGACAGCAATCCTGTTGCCCACTAGAATATCGTATATTTCAGCTTCCACAAGAGTATCCGTCATATCCGTACCGACGGAAAACTCCGAAAAGGTATCCGACACCGGTATCGGTGCCAGCACCCTGTCGCCCTTGTGCAGGATGTTTCCCCTAGAGTCGTAGGAAATCGAAGCCGAAATGGTCAGCATGTGCCCCTCAAAGGAACGGGTTGTCTTGCGAAGCCTTGGCCTGATTCTGGAAGAACAACGTGGACTTCTTGTTGTCTCTCGCCATGCGGGACAGAGACCTACGGTACATCAAGCTAGAGAGGCCCTCGATGGCCTTCCCCTCACGCTTCCAGGTCTCGTACATCGCCTCGATTCGCCGGTCAACGGCCTTGGCCTCGGCGTGCTTCCCGGCCCTGTCCAACTGAACGGCCGTGCGAAGCATCGCCGTCAACCGCTCCTTCATGGCCTTGCGGCGCTTGTCACGGATTTTCAACTGGTCACGCATGGCCGAGTCATCGCCATACAGTTGACCATCACCGATGGACTTGTCTTCCCCGGCGTTACGGTCGGGAGCCGCCACGGCGGCGACACGCTTGGAGGCTTGACGTTTCGTGACGCTGATGGACGGGTCGTACCCGTCGTGTTCGATGAGGTCACGCCGAACCGTCTCTTCGGTCGAACCCTGGTCGTAATAAACGGTGTCGATGACCTCGCCGTTCAGAGTCACGTCGAA